GGGCTTTGAACTGTTTGGGGTAAGAGCTTCGTTGGCGCATTAAGGGCTATCGCGTCCGCTTAAAAATAGGCGGACACCATCGCCCTTAATTTGGGAGCTCGGAAGGTGTGTTAGCTGTTCGCTTACTAGCTTCCTCCGCCTCCGGCTGAATCACGCCCTCTACATCCATCGGCAAAAACGGCCGCCCCGGAATATCGCCCCACAGGTGGGGGAAGTCGGATTTTTCCCCGCCAAAATGCATCATCGCCGCATACGGTTTATTGCTGCCAACCAACGCAGAGCTGTCAGTCGCCAGGCTGGTGACCGATGCCGCCAACCCGGCCGCGCTGACCTGCAACATCTGCCCGGGCCAGTTGCCGTTTTTCGCCCGGCGTTCAATGGTTGTATCCGACAGCCCCGTCCACTCGGGCCGCCCCTCTTTTTCAAAGTTTTCCTCTGTCTGGCTAAGCAACTCGGCCGCAATGCCGCGCATCAGCGGCGCGAGGTCCCCGACGGCCCACTCAACTTTGCGCAACGCGTCCTGCAGGCGCTGGTGATCCAATTCAACGGTGAACATATAGCGTCTCCTAAGCGGCCGCTGCTTTGCGTTTCAACGCCGCGGCCAAACCGGCCCCGGGCGCGTGATTAAATCCCGGATCGGTACGGAACGTGGCGGCCCGGCCTTCGGCGTCGGTGGTACGCAGGCCGGTGACCGTGGCGGTTCTGATTTCCCCGGTGCGCTTGGCGGTTCCGGTTTCGACGGTTTCGGTGAACATCCGTCCCGCGCTCGATACAACGCTCAGGCCCCGGCGTTTGACCGCCGCCTCGGACAACGCAACCACGCGGCAGCGGCAGTTGAAGCCGTTGGGCGGGAAGATCGCCGACCAAATGGGGTCATCGTGGCGGAACACCTGGCCGTGAAGCGCCCGGTGGCTCGGCCGGGTCTTGCCGTCGAGGATGGCCACGTACATCCAATACGGGTGCGTCTCGGCGGTTTGTTCCATCTCGGCCTTGCGGCCGGCCATGTAGGCGCTTTGCAGGTTGGTTTGATAGATCGTCTTGAGCCGGCGCGGGCTGCCGAGTTGGACCAGTTCGCCGGCGCCGTCGCTGTCGACGATGACCTGTCGCCCCCACCAGCCTTGGGCCTCCAGGGTCGGCTGCATGTCGGCAATGAATTGCTTGAGGGTCTGGCCGTCCTGCAGCGCGGTTTCCAGCGCGGCCCTAATGTCCGACAACAGGTCGAGGCGCATGGCCTTGGCCACGGTGAAGGCCTGGTCATGGGCCTGGTCGAGCATGTCCTGCCAGTTCCAGGTAACCGCATAGCCCTTGGATTTGAGGTAGGCGATGGCCTTCGCGGGCTCAAGGCCGAAGACCGCTTTGAGGTCGGCCGGGTTAAGGCGTTTCTGTGCGGCGGCCATGTCAGCCCTCCCGGTCGGCGCCGGCGCTCAGGCGGCCCCAGGTGTCGGCGATGAACAACAGATTGGCGAGCTGTTCCTGAAGCGCTTGGTCATCCATGTGTGGGAACGCTTCGGCCAACAGGCCGAGGGCCTCGGCGTCGTTGCGGGCGCGCTGTAACGCCTCAATAAATGGGGCTATGGCCTGCTCGGCCTGTTGTTGCAGCGCCTCGGCGGGCAGGCTGTCGATGGCCTGGTCGAGGGCGATTTGATCCAGCAGCGGGCGCACGGTCGCCTCGGCGAACGCCGGCGATTCAGCGCCGGCCGGCGCCGTTGCAAGGTCGCCGTCCTGCAGGTTGTAGGTGCGTTTCCAGTACGCATCGGTGAACTTGACGCCGGACTCGGTCAACGCCTTGTCACGCTGGGCCAGGGTCTTGTCGATCTCCCCCTGTTCCCACAACTCGTACAGCGGCGCGGCGACGTCGGCGCCGAAGTTGAGGTCGACGACCAGGCGAATGCAGGCGTTCAACGCGGCGGCCACGATCCCGGCGTCGCCGTCGCGGATGTCCTTGGTGACTTCGGCCCCGGCCGTGGCGCTGGCGTGGTTGCTGTCTTTTTCGGTGGTTTGGTTTTGGCCGAGCATGGCCACGTTGATTTCGCTGCGGCAGTACTCCAGCAGTTCGCGGTAGACCTCGGCGCTGCCGGCTTTGCCCGCCGCCTCAATAATCTGCACGCTGGAATCGTCCGGGATGGCCGCTACCGCGTCCTGCACCATGGCCTCCAGGCTATCGAGCAGCAAATCGGTTTCGCCGTCAGTGGCGCCGCGTGGGTGTTTGCCGATGACCCAGGGGCTGCCGTATTTCTCGGTGAACTGCACCCAAAACTTCAGGCCGCCCTTCATGAAAGTGGCGGGCCAAAAGCACATGCTCAGGTCCGGGAAGCCGTAGGGGTTGGCGTAGGTCGCGTCTTGCCGGGCCACGATAAACCGTTGCGGGTCGCACAGCTCGCCGTCCTGGCCGGCCTCTTTCGAACGAAAGCGCAGCGCGTTGTCCTTGTCGTAGAAGAACCATTCGGCGGGCTTGCCGAGCAGATCCTGCGGCACCAGGTGCATGCCCAGCGGCTGCCACATCAGTTCGACCGGCTGATAACCGAACAACGGCGCGTCCAGCAGCTCACGAATGATGCGGTCCAGGTCGAGGTCGGCGAGCCAATCGCGAATGAAGCGTTCGATTTTGAGCGGCGCGTCGCCGCGTTTGATGCCGCGCTCCAGGGACAGTACCGCGGCCTTGCGGCGGCGGACGTTGCCGCCAACCAACGCGGCGCTGCGCAGGTCGCGGTAGACCGTGATGTCTTTGCCCTGGGCCTTGAGGATGGGGTCAGGGTTCGGCAGGTTGGCGCCGCTGAAACCGCCCGCGGCAGAACGGTTGCGGGTGGCGATGTGTTGCTCAAGCGCCGAATTGCGTTTGGCCTCGGCAAAGCTGACGAATTCGGTGGGGCTGACCCACAGGCCTCTCTTGTTCATGCGTACCCCTGGGTGATGCGTTTGCCCTGGCGCGGGCGGCGTGATTTGACGGAGACCGGGCCGGCGGAAACTTCCAACGTGGCGAAGTTCGCCAACGCGCCGGCCCCGGCGAAGTCGCCGTGGCGGTAGAGGTCCGGGTCTTTGAGGTCCTGTGAACGGGCTTTAACGATCATCGGAATGCCGTCCACCGTTTCGATAGCCCGCACGTCCTGGTGCAGCGAATCATCGAGCGGCAGCGTGATGGCGGTGTCCTCGAACAACTGCACGAACTTCGGCATCCAGGCGCCGTACCAGGCGCGGCTGATCTTGACCTGGTGAATGCGGTTGCGGCCGAACTCATCGGCGGTTTCCTCGGCGAGCGTTTCGCCGCTGCCGGTGGCGTCCAACGCCGCGCCGACAAAACGCGGCAGGCCGTGCAGGACATGAAACAGAACCTGCTTTTGTTGCCGGGTCGGGATTTTGTGCATCTCGACCACGAAGGGAACATCGCGGTGGCGGGCCTGATCAACCGACATCGGGCAGATGATGGAAAAGTCACGGTGCCGGGCGTAGTCCATGCCGAGAAAATGCCGCAGGTCAGGCGCCAACGCCTGCTGCATCAGGGGCGTCAGGTAGCGCCCAATCCAGTCATCGACATAGGCGTCGCGGCGGTGGACCGGTTGCAGGGTGAAGTCATCATCCAGCGCCAAACGCAACACGGTCCGGCCCGGCCGCATGGCCTCATCGATCCACACGCCGGGGATGCAAACGCCGTTGCCGTCGCGGGGAATGGCGTCCAGTTCTTCGCGCATTTGCGCCTTGCGCGGGCCGTAGGCGTTGCGGATCTTCTTGTACCAGGCCTCTTTGTCCTCGGCCGTGGCCTGCTTGCCGGCCATGAAGCAGACCCGTTCAAACAGCCCGTTGGCCACCGCGTCGTCAAACGTGGCCCGGTAGACCACCGCGCTGTCGCCGTAGCGCTTGTCGCGAATATCGCTGACCATCTGGTTGAAGGGGTTGGACTTGCCGTTGTGGGTACTGATGATGACGATGCGCCCGCCCCAAATCAGCAGCGCCGTGGCGGCATCGAGCACGGCCGAAACGTCACGGTGAAACGCCGCCTCGTCGATGATGACCTTGCCCTGCAAGCCGCGCACGCCGGCCGGGTTGCTGGACAGCGCGACAATCTTGAACCCCGAGGCGTAGCGGATACGGTAGGCGTTGATTTGGCGGGTGTTGCCGGCCTCGTCCTGGTCATCGAACAGAAACTCTTCAATCTCGCTGACGCCCGAGGCCTGGGCTTCGGCTATCACGCGGCTGAACTTGGCGCAGTAGCCGATGAACTCCAGGCCCTTTTCCTTGGTATCGCCGATGTAGAAACAGTCCATGCCGCCCGCGGCTTTTTGCGAGGCGGCGGTGATGACCGAGTCCAGGGCCTCGGCGAAGGTGATGCCGGTGCGCCGGCCTTTCTCACAGAGTTTGATTTGCGCGTCGTTGCCCAACCATTCCGATTGGTGGGCCATCAAGATCCCTTCCGCCAGCGGGTTGTAGCCCGCCGGAATCTCCCGAACGCTCGGCGGCAGTTCATCCCACTCGATGACGCGCAGTGTGCTGGCCGAGGGTTTCATTGCTTCACGCCCAGGAATTTCTGACGCCAGAACATGGCCTGCTCTTCGGTGATGCCCTTGGCCTTCACGGTGTTGTCCAGCTCGGCGGCCTGCTCCAGGAGCAGCCGGTCACGGGCCGCTTTCTCAATGGTTTGGCGCTCCTTCACGCTCAGCGTCCGCGCCTCCATGGTGGCTTTGGCCGCGCGGGCCAGGGCCGACACTTCGGCGATGGTAACCGCGTCCTTTTCATGGGCGCCCATGGCCGCCTGATAGGTCAGCGTCGAGATGGCCTCGACCAGCAGCACGC